ACTGTTGTTCCATCATTTTTTGTTAGAACAAGAGTTGAATCAGTTGCTATGTTTGAATAATCGGTAACTGTAATTGTACAGGTTGCATAAGAGCTTGTTAATAATGTTCCTCCTGCACCTACATCAGAAAATGTTCCTGATGTTAATTTGTATAAGGTATCTTCTGTAGATACAAAGTTATAAACTGTATTTGAGTTATCTCTAAAGGAACCTGCTCCTCTGGAATCTGTTGCAATAGCATTAGTACTATAGTCAACTAAAGAAGGAAATTTTTTATAGCTATTCTGTGCATAGTAAACATTAGTTGCTACGTTTGCACCTTTCTTTAGGTGATCAGGTTGATCAGGTAGCCATTCTCCAAAAGGGACTTGCATTATCTGTTCCTATAAAATGATAGATCGGTTTGAACATCTGTTCTTTGAGCTACAGGTGCTCCACCATATGAATCTTGTTTGTCGTTATTTTCGCATCTTTCCATAGCTGCAATATACATTTGTAACCAGCCTTGTACTTGTTGTTGATCCATTCCTCCTAGAAAATTAGATGAATGATAAAGACTTCCATACAAATAGATTCCTGGGTGTTTTGCTAGAATTGGATTTGATGTATTAGAAGAACTAAGAGCTGCGATATCTTTGTAATATGATAAATAACCAGTATAGCTAGTATCAGGGCTAGGACCAAATCTGAATTGTTCAGTTTCATTATCTGCCTCTATCGTATAAGAACGTGGTCTGCCAGTTCTTGAACCACCTCTTATTTCAAATAAGTTATGGGGTGTAATATATTCTAGTGGATATTTAACGCTATTCAATAAAATGTAAAATGATCTTACAGAAATAAAACCCGTAGGTACGGATACAGTTTCGGAGTTAATAGTAACAGTATCAATCTGTTCCATCTGTCTAATTCTTAACTTAGCATTATAATCTGCTTCAGTTAAAGTCATCAGCTATCTCATCGGTTAAATCACTTCTATTTAACCAGTTAGCAATTGATGCTTTTAATTCTGTATAGGTTGATATAGCCATTATAATTTTCCTTCTGCAGTTCTAAAATATCTAAATTCTGAGCTATTCAGTTTTGTTTTTAAAATTTTGTTTTGTGTTTCTTTAGGTAAGGCAAACCAGTTACGAGATCCATTATATTCTTTAGTCCATATTTGTAATATAATGGGTGGAATGCTTGCTACTCTTTTAAAATCTTTTGAAGCTGTATATCCTGTATTATGAGTATATAACTTTTTGTTTCTTTCTAGTACAGGATTAATGTTCTGTTTATTATGAATAGTTAGTTTACCATCTGATTCTTGTATATAACGAGTCTTACTAAAATCAGCATTCCATTCGGTTGCTCTTACCTTGGTCATTATTCAGTTAATTCAGTAGCGTATAATTCTCCATCACTACCAGTAACTTTTATTACAGCAATTTTTTCTCCAGCTGAAACTTTAATAACTTCAACTTCTGCTGCAGGTAAGTATGTTGTAGTTGCAGCTGCTGTTGGTGATACTGCTATATGTATATGACAAGCAACAGTGCCTACAACTCTTATGTATTCTATGTTAGCTGAAAAAGCTGAACTAGCAGAAGATGAACTTCCAGAAGTTAGCTTATGTACAGTTCCATGTCTTAATCCATAGTTCATGTTTTATTCTCCTTTTGTTTAGGGTATGTTCCCAGAATGTTCTGAGAACATTTCCCTGTTTAAATTATCTTCTAATTACGAATGTTACTAGACATTCACAAGCAGTTGAAGATCCACCATCAGTAATCATTTCGATAGTTCCATCTTCTAATACGTCATTAGCTGCAGTTGGTTCTGCTGTGTCAACGTCTCCAGCAGCTGATCCAGATTGTGTTATTGTAATTCCGCCACCAGTTATTGCTGTTCCACCAATTTCCCAAGATAGAGCTGCGTTTGCAGATGATATTGCATTTTTAATAGATGTTATAATTTTAATTACTTTGCCTCCATCAGGAACAGGTACAAAAGTTGATCCTGCTGCACTGATGTTAGTGATTTTAGCTGTTAAAAAATAGTCGTTTAATGTTCTCATTTTGTTTCCTCATTGTTCCGCCTTTAACCCCTCTCAAGACTTCAATGTTAATTAGGATGCAAGGCGGGTAGATTTGAGGTTACCCGCCTACGCATTTAGTTTATTACGAAGTTGTTAAGTCAGCTATTAAGCCACT